AATAACCCACCTAAAATACCACCCAAGAAACCACCAATACCTTTTCCTTTTTCACCAGAAGCTGACTTTCCAAAGTTTTCACCAAAATTCCCAAGGATTTTATCAATCTGTGCATCAATAATTTTATCTCTGATTCTATTCAATACATTTGTCATGGCCTGTCCAAAAGATTGTGCGCCTGTAATCGCATCTCTTAAATTACTCTTGATACTTGTTTCAATTTCTTCACCCACTGCCGTCATTTTTTCTTTTAATTTTGCTGCTGCCTCTTGATTTTTCTTTTGCAGCTCCTCTTGTTCCTGTAATTTTTTATTCTGTTTTTCTATTTCATTTGTTTTATCTATTTCTGTAAGTAATCTTTTTTGAACCTGATCATAGTTTTTATTGAGTTCTTGTAGTTGTCTTTTCAATGATGCCTCTGCTCTTTTATTATTGTTTTCCTGTGCTGTACCTAATCTCTGTAAAAGTTTCTGTCTTGTAATAAATAATCTATTTAATTCACTTTTTAATGCGGCCTTATCTCCTTCTTTCAATGCTTCTGTAAATTTTTTCTGTTCAGAAGTAACTTTTATTAAAGCAGTTACAACACCACCGATTGCTGTTGCTATTGCAACAAATGGTATTGCGTTGAGGGCTATGGTAAGAACACCCCCTGCTGCTGCAACTTTAATCAACCCTGCTGCTAAAATTGGCAGAAGCACAGACACACCTTTTGCTGCAAATGCTATCGCTGCAAATATCGCAGCAGTTTTTCCAATCGGTGAATTAACAAACTCAACTGATGCTTTTGTCAGTTCCGTTAATGCTCTGATCACAGGCAAAATGGCTGGGGTAAGTTGTTCTCCTACTGCCCTTGATAAGTTTTCAGCTTCATTACTTAGATTTTTAAATACCTGTGTCGGGTCATTGTCCAGGATCGCCTTCAAATCCTCGCCACCCTGTTTTCCTAGTTGTCTCAATGCCCTGATCACCACATCACTTGTTAACTTACCCTGGGCAGCAAGTTCTTTCAGTTTACCTACATCTACATCCAACTCATCTGCCAATGGTTTGAGAATCAATGGAATCTGCTCTGATACGCTTCTAAATTCATCTCCAGCCAACCTACCAGAACCAAGAGCCTGTGCTAATTGTCTGAACGCATTTGAAGCTTCCTGTGCATTTGCACCGCCTAATTTTGCAGCAGTATTAAAACCGATGAAAGTTGTTCTAATATCTTCCAGACTTACCCCTAATGGCTTTAGTCTTGCTGTAATATTTGTAACACCCTCAAGAGCTTCTGTTGCGCTAAGACCAAATAATTTCTGGCCGTCAGTTGCAATTTTCTGGGCAGCAGAAAAATCTCCTGTTGCTTTTGTAAGTAGTCCTAAACGTAAATTCAATTTATCAAAATTGATTGATGTTCTTACTGCCTGTCTTGCCAATAATCCAAGACCAACACCACCAATAGCTGCTTTTAAACCACCAAACGATCTTTCAAGCGCATTTGTTCTATTTTGTACACCCTGCAAGGCTCTTGTTGCACCACTGGCATCAACTCTTAGGGTAACAACTGACTCTGCCACAAATAAAAAAAGCCTTTATTATATATTACCTTGAATTGCGTTTTTGTCGTTGCAAAGCTCTCTTTTCTTCTTCACGTTTGTTTTCATAATATGCAGCCCAATATATCAACTCTTCTTCAGAAATAGAGTTTCTTAATTCATTTATTGTTTTACCAAGTTCTGTTGCGAGAAAAAATTCAAAGTTAAGCCAACTATCTCGCCTTATTCGTTTTTTGCTGTATCAATATCAAGCTCAATATCAAACAAAAATAATTCAAGATCATTTAATACCTTTTCAGGAAGTGATCTTTGTAATATCGGAGCATCTGACATATCAAAAGCTGGAGTGCCATCTTCTTTTTGTGCCATCTTGCAAAGTAACTGAGTTGAAACTGTCAGTGCTTCATCAGTGCCTGCTAACTGCTGCGCCTTTTGTCTGTCAAATCTTGTTATAGGTGGAAAATATATTGTGGTCAAAAGTTTACCAGATGCGTCTTTCAGTTCATATTTACGTCTCACGGTCATCTCATCTTTATATGCACCGATGAGTAGGTCTGCTGTTCTTTGATTTGTCATAAGTTGGGGTTGATTAATGGATTAGTTAGATTGCTGAAGTAATAGTTCCAGTTGGCTTGAATGTGATGCTGATAGTATTAGCTTCACCAAGAGTGGAACTTTGGTCAAAACTGGTAATGATGCCGTTGAATGATATTTTCTTTGTGGCACTTGAACTGTCTGGGAAAAGTTCAAAAGATGCTGTTCCAGCATCACCAGTTGTCAAAACACCATCAACAAAAGTTGCTGTCTCACCAGAGGCTGAATCATCATAAAGAAGTTCTGCTGTTCCCTCACCTTCAATAAGACCACCGACAAATGCCTTGAAAGTGTCGCCTTGTGCTGTTGTTTCCTGAATGTCTTTGGTGATAGACATTGACCAGCTTGTAGTTCCTAATACAGGGTTAACTGAAGAGCCAGCGTCATCAAATTTAACTTGCCCAACATCACCTTTAACCTTTGCCATAACAAAAAAAAGAAAGATTTATAAATATATTAACCTTTTTCTGACTTTTTTACAGCCTTTTTATTTGCTTGTTGTTTTTCCATATATCTTCTGCATTGATTATCCCAATATTGCGGCTCTCTTCTGCCTTTTACAGCCTCGATAACATCAAGCATTTCTTCTGTGATTTCCATTTACAGATCCTCATAAACATTAAAAGTAATTCTAATCTGTGTTTGAAACTTACCTTCTGGACTTGATGCAAATACTTCAGGGCCGACAGGAGAATCAAAAATTACATTAGATACTGTCACTCTATTGTATAAGTCTCTCAATCTCTTGCAAATGGTGTAGTTAGACCCTGCTCCGATACCCTCTTCTGTAAATATGTTAAGAACGACCAGACCGACAACATTATTTGTCGCTGCGCTTGTATCTCCCTGAGTAAGATATTCATTTGCACCGAAACTTGTAAGGCATTGAACAAAAGTATCTTCTGTTGTCGAATCAAATGCCATGTTGTTGAATATGACAGGAATAACTGGACTTGATGCAAGTTCTGTTGCGAGTCTCGCCTCGATTGTGGATCTGACGGTGTTAAGATCTGTTGCTGCCATTATTTTTTCCTCACTATTCTTGCAAGTTGTCTAGGAATATAATTTGTTGTCAGTTCTTTTGCAATAAGTTCTGGAAATCCAGGTACTGTTCCCTGTCTTGTTTTATATTGCCCCCCCCATGTTGGCGGTAAATTAATCCCAAAACAAACAGGCTCTGCATAAGGCAGATTGTTTGTTATTGTTCCTTTAAATTTTTGAATTTTTGTCTGCCATGCAGCCCTTAGATCACCACCTTTGTGTTTTAATATTGATTGTTTGAAAAATTCTGGAAGAGCATCAAGTTCTGATTGTGTGTAATTATCGGAAGAAAAAACTGGTGTTGCTTTTTTTACCCTAGCTGTCCAGTTGAGAGTAGTTGCAGCGACAAGATCAACCACCACTTCTTTCATCACATCATCAATCTGATTTAATTTTATCTGTCTGACCATAGTTACCTCAAGATAAGATCAAAACTTATTGCTGTATTATTCTGCTCGTTTGTAATTACCTGAATAATTTTAAACTCAACACTGCTTATAACAACTCTGTCTTTTGTGGTCGGTACAAAAGATAAATCCCCTGCTGATATTGTTAGTCTTTTATCCTGAGATTCAATCAGATCATTTACCTCAGATCTGTTTACATTTGTTAACGCACCTTTGACGGTTGTATCAGATGTGGATTCTGTAATAGCTCCTGTGGTTGTGTTATAACTGCCAGCCGTTACCTGTCTGATAGTCACATCACCTCCAAGTTTGCTCAGAGTCTTTGATGCTGCCTTTTTCAGTGCGTTGGCAAGACTCATAATGAATAAGCTATGACCTGGCCACTCGCAAGAGTGATACTTGTTATTACACCTTCAACTTCAGATGATGCCTTCATCGTGATGCCGTTGATAGTCGAAGAACCATTTTCCGTTAAGTTCTCAGCAACAAAAGTAGCTTCAGCATCTGTCAGACAATGCACTTTACCGAATCTGCCAGTATGAGCATTTGTATCTGTAATAATTATCCCTGCTGGATATTGGTAGCCGTAGCCCATTTTTAAGACCTCTTGATTTGTAAGTTTGCTCTTCCACCTATTCTAATACCCATTAGGTAATGATCAACTATCGGTGGGATTCGATCAATACCAACTGCCCCATAGAATCTAGGGGTTGCATTTATATTACCGATACTAACTGTTGCAAAATCTTCCAGACCACTCAACTCCAAACCGTTCCTGTTATTGTTGAGATATACCGCCAAAATGACCTGTGCATTTTTTACACGATCTGGGATTTCAGTATCAGTGTAATAATCAGCAACTAATCTATTTGGAAAAGATAAGCGATAAAGGTTGGTATAAGTATCTGGCTTGCGAACTCCCGATCTAGGCCATTCTAGTGCCTGGGTATCATCTACCCTAGCCCCCAAAAACTTTTCTCTATCGATGCGTTGTGCAGCCGTGAACAATGCACGATTTTTATTATCGTTGCTTGATCCATCCCATGCAGCAGCGTCATCACTGAGGACTAAACCTTCAATAAATGAGTTTGCATCATCAAGTGTTATATAGGTGTTTGCGTTAGCACCGCCAACAGTTGCATCAAGTGTTATCGCCATTTAGTTTTACCTTCTTGGGCTTTGGTTTTGGTTTTGGCTTTTCAAGAGTGGGAGTCAATGAAGCTGCCTTTTGAGCAGCCTCATTCCTCACTCTCATTCGCCTGAAAGCGAACATTCCCATTTAGCTAGATGCTCCCTTTAGAGCAACATAGTTTATAACGATAGCTTCACTTAAAGATCCACCTGATACGTTAGAAA